TGAAGCCGGCACGCGGCGCACCCTGGCCCGGGGCGCGGCGCTTCACCGCATCATCACGGAACCAGTCATTGGCGGTGTAGATGAAATACTTGTCGGTCTTGTGCTGGACTGGCTTGTTGACTGCGCCAACACCGGCAACATAGTTGCTGCCGGGCTGCTCGCAGATCGCAAGCGCAAAGTCGGTGAGAGCGGCATCCACATGGACATCGCTGGGGGTGGGCTGACCCATGGTTTGTTTCCTCCGAAAAAGGTTTCAGTCAGTGAATTGGTTACGCAGCGACCTGACCAGTGGTCATGCCGATGGTGGCAACGATGTACTCGTTGGCAGCGCCACCTTCGATGACGCGGCCCGCGAAATAGTCACGCGTGTCGGCGCCAGTCTCAGTTGCTTCGATTTTCTTGGCCTTGCCGCTGGAGTCAGTTCCCCACAGGTCACCAGCTGCCAGAGTCTCGCCAGCGATCACCTTGACGACACCGGCACTGACGACTTCTGCCGCGTCATTCGCAGCACTGGGCTTGTTGTACAGGATGCCGTCGAATTCCTCACCATCGACGGTGCACACGGCCATGCCGCTGGCACCCTGCTTGACGCAGTAGAACTGGTTGCCGGAAAGATCGCCACTGGCGACCACACCGGGGATTGCAAAGAGTGGCTTGTCCCACGACATGATTTGGTTACCTCAGCTTGAGTTGTCGGTGAATTGGTTAGTGGCCGGCCTTGCGCGCGTCATCGTAACGCTTGCGCAAATCCGGGTTGCGAGTCCAGGCCAGGTCGCGCGCAGCCGCCAACGACAGGTTGGGGTCAGCCTCACGCAGCTTGGTGGCGATGGCATCGCGCTCCGCCAGCACACCCTCGATGTCGTTGCCAGGGCGCTCGCCAGCCTTGCCCAGTTCGGTGAACAACTCGCCAGTCGCGATGCGCTTGGAGACATCCGCCAGAAGCGCAACCACCTTGTCGCCCAACTCCGCATCCATCTTGGAGATGTTGTGGGTGATGTCGATGATGTCGCTGGACTTGCCGATCACTGCCAGGTTGTCGCCCAGCGACTGCTTGATGCTGGCGCGCAAATCCTTGTCGCGCAGCTTGGCCATGTCGTCGCGCATCTTGTTGAACTCGGACAGCTGGGCATCCGTCATGCCCTTGGTGATGTCGTCATCCTTCTTGGTCAGCGCAGCCAGTTCCTGCTCGGCCTTGTCCGCACGCGACAGCAGTCCACTCAGCTCAGCCTCGACAGCCTTGCCGATTTCATCGGGCATCTCGATGGACGCAAACATCTTGTCGAGTGCGTCATTGCCGGTCTTCACGATCATGGTGTTGTCACCTCTGTTGGTTTCAGTAGTGGTGTGAAGCTTGCCGAACATCTCAGCAAACTCTCGAATGCTTTGCTGGACAAGTTCCACCTTGTTCTCAGCAGCATCATCGTACATGATGGAGTTGACGCTTGCGCCCAGCAGGTCAATTGCCTGATAGGCCGCATTGATCGTATCCATCGCCTCAGTGCGCGCTTCCTCAGCCTCCAGCAGCTCAGCAAATGTCATTGCCTTCTTGAGCAGCGCGAGCAGCTCATTGACATCGGCATTCGCCTCACCGCCATCACGCTTGAACAACGCGATATGCGCGCCTTGGTTGGCCGGATTGTCAACGAGTGACACCTCATCCAGCACCAAGCCATGCAACTTGAATGTCATTCCTCAGTTCCTCCGATTGGTGTACGGGTGCCTGTGCCGCCGATGCTGAATGCGCGGTATGTTCCATCCTTCACTTTCTTCCATACATCCTCATCCGTGATCTGGAAACCAGCCCACCAGCCGACTTTGCCCAAGTCAATGCCAAGTGCCTGCTGCTTGGCCTTGGTGAATACGATGCTCTCAATCAGGTGGCCGATGCCTTTGCGCGCGTGCATCTCGCCAGCATCACGCACATCCGCAACAAACGCATACGCTGCCTTCTCCAGATCGTCAGGCGTGATGATGTCACCCTGCTTGTCGATGACTGGCTGACCGGATTCTTCAACCACTGAGAACCAGCCAAAGACTTGGCGCTGCTCTTCATCCACCTTGTCAATCTTGCCGCTGATGCTGAATTGCGGCGTCTGCTGCTTCTTGAACATATTGAGAAAACTCTTCATGTTATGCCACTCGCTCAAGGGTTTCAGGATCAAGCTGCCATACCACGCCACCAGCATTGGGCTTGTTCATCTTTGGGCCCAGCCCCATTGAGCAGCGACAGCTTGGGTGAATTGGCGGCATGGAGGATGTGTAGCTGCGAGTGCTGCCATCAGCTGCTTCAACATCAGAGGAAAATTGACCCTCCAGATCCACCAGCGTGCCATCGAGTGGCGCGCAAACAGGACACACGCGCTCATCTTGCGCGGTCATCCATACCTTGCCGTGCGTGGATGGATTGAGCACGCCTGACTTGACTGCGCGGCGCCACAACTGCTGCTGGCCTGCGTTGGATGCGCGCAGCGTCTCTGTGCGCGCGATGTTGAGTGCACGATACGACAGCTGGCGCTCGGCATAACGCCCAACCATCGCGTTGATGCGATCCTCCGACAGCGGCTCCCCTAGGCGGCGCGCACGACCGACAGTGCCGTCATATCGCCTGTCGCGCAACTGATTGCGCAGTGCGCTGCTTGACGGATAGTCACCAGACAACGCGTCACGATAGTTCTCAATGGCTGTAACCTGCGACGGCAGCAGCCCAATCAAGTTGCGTATCTCAACTGCTTGGCCATACGGGCCAGCGCCAGTGATCGTGAAGTCAGCGACAAAGACAGCACGCAACGCTTCCTCAAGTCCATTCATGCTGGATGAAGTAATGCCGGTCACCAGCTCATAGTTGTAGTAATTCAGGAAGCTGACAGCCTCTGGGTTGCTCATATCAAATGAGATGCCCATCGTGGCGAGTGAGCTGGACTTCACCATGCGCGTATTCGCAGCAGCATACTTGGCGCCAGCAAGGACAGCCTTCTCAATCTCCTGCGGCAGAAACTTATTCAGCGCATCACGCAGCGTGCTTGGCAGGTATAGCGAACGCACAATGCCGTAGCCACTGCGCGTTATGGCAGCAGTCAATGCCTCTTGGCTAACGCTGTTGCGCCATGTAAGCAGCGCAGCCCGTATGGCCACTGCTGTTGGCTTCTCCAACGCTTCTGCGATTTGGTTGAGCGTCTTCACTCTTGTGAGTTTTCAGTGGCTGCCATTGCATTCTCAGCAGCTGATGCCTCTTCACTCTCACGCTCGATGTCGCTGAGACTATTGTCTGATGGCTCCAGCCCAGCACGACCCAGCAATGCGCGCTCCAAATTCTCGTCAGGGAACACTGTTGCGCCCGCGCGCGTCAACTCTGATAGGAAGGTGCCAAGCGTCTCAATGTCCACCGTCTCAGCACCATCGTGCTTGAGATATGCGCGTCCATTGCCCAGCCGCACAGCATTGATTGACAGCAATCGGTCTACAGCATACCGATTGAAGACATCCTCAATGCTATTCAGATATGCGTTCATCGCAGTGCCAAACAATCGCGTCTTGTTGCTTGACAGGGAGAAGCTGCCGACACCTTGGTGGCCCAGCATGATAAAGTCAGCCAGCACCGTCATCAATATGCGCTGGTCGTAACGGTCAATGATCTTGCTGGTGTCGAATTGGCGCGTGCCACCTGTGGTGAGTAACTCAAACTTGAACTTGGGGTTGCCATTCTCGTCATACGCCAACGGCAACACCAGCCCCTCTTGCTCATCGCGCCTGATGCGCGTCACCATGTCCTTGATGGACTGGTAGAGTGCTGCTTGGTCAGCACCAGCGCCGGTCGCCATGATCTCTGGCGGCACCCACGCAGTTGGCAGGCCAGCCAAGTCGCGCTCAATGCCAATGCCTTCAATCTCTTCAATGCGGCGCTTGAAGTACCATGAGCGATACGCATTGCGCAGCAATGATCTGCCTTCAGGATTGTTCTTGTGCGTTGATGTCCTGAACAGCAGTGATCGCTCAATCGGAATTTCAATTGGGGTGTAATCGGGTGGCGCAACTTGCTTCATCGCCCGTATGCCGCCATTGTCGTCAAAGACCCAACCAGACAGCGTGGTTTGAGAGCGCAACGCAATCTTGCGCCACCCGATCATACCATCATCATACTTGCTGCGGCGCTCAGGTTTCTTTTCATTTGGGCCGCCACGCACCTTGTACACAACCTCAGTGTACGCCCAGCCAAAGACCAAAAAGGAAAGTATCTCAGTGATGAAGTCAGTCCAGCTTACTGACATGTCATCAATCGCAGTGCTGATGAAGTCGGCTGCTTGCTGATCGGCTGCTAATGATTCATCCATCGGCACTGCGTGCCAGCCAACGCTGCGCACAATCATCTCAATCACAAACATCAACGCGCCTACAGTCGCGTCATTGTCGCGCATCTCCCTGTAGACTTTCGCGCCGCGTGATCCTTGCAACTCGCGCAAGAACTCTTCACGCACGACACCACCACTGCGCTCAAGACCAGAGACACCAATCTCTTTGAGGTCAGCTGATGGAGTTGCTGGTGCCTTTGTCACAGGTTGCTTTTTCATTACATGCGTATCCCAGTCCAGGGAGATGAACGCGTACCACCAGAGACAGTGGCACCAAAGATGCTGTCACCAGCACGCTTGATCATCAAATGGGTAAAGGCCCACACAAACGCGTCAAGTCTGTCTGGGGATGGCTGCGATGTATCGTCTGGGACCCAATTACAAAGTTGGTCCTCAGTCTCAGGCGCAGTACATGCATGAAGGATTCTGTGTTGCTCTGACAATGCGCTCACTGGCTCTGCGCGCGCATTCTTGCCGCGAGATGCGTGGACCTTGCGCACTGTTATATCTGGCGATGGGCGCTCACCATTGCGGTGTAATTCGCGGGCTGCTGTTTGGACGACATGTACCACCATATCGCCACCATTGTTAGTCTCAGCGACGACATCATCAGCATCATGAGCATCGTAAGCCCGCACAACAGCCTCACCCCATTGTGCTGGCGAGCCACGCATGCTGTAGTCGCCTAGGTGATAGCCTTTGCCGTCTGCGCCTAGGGCGCCAGCCTGTATGCCGCACTCTGCTGTGCTCCCGGGAGGATCAACGCCAATCGTCACGCGCACTATGTTCTCTGGCGGCGCTGCTACCCTGTTCGCATCGATGGTTGAACGCTTCCACAACGCGCCTTCTGCTTGCTCAAGTAATTGGCCCAGCAACTCTTGGTTACCCAAGCTGGTGCCTTCATACTTGGTGATGATTGTGTCGATGAATGCCTGTGCTAGATTCTGGTAGTTGTCGTATGTGGTGCCACGCGTTATGATGGTGCGCCCTGATGCCTCTTGCGCAACAAGGTCACGAATGATATGGACGGGTCGTGGAGTGCTGGTGACGATACAGCGCGGGTGTCTACCTAGGCGCAAGCCAAACTGGAGATTGTTCCATGCCTCTATATATGGCCATGTCGCAACCTCATCGCACCACGATCTTGCGCACTGCGGGCCGCGCAACGCTTCAGGTTCATCTGCGCTGAATAGAGTTGCGCGTGCGCCATTGGGCCAAGTCAGCCTGCGCTTTGATGGCTCATACTTGGGCCGGTGCCATGGCGGTGCGCAGCTCAAGATGCCACTCTCACCCTCAACCATAACATCTCGCGCGTCTGCTGCTGTGCGCGCGACTAGGTTCATTGGGCTGTAGTTGTGTGACCATTTGTTAATCGTTTCTGAGCCTGTGCGCGTCTTGCCCCAACCACGACCAGTCAAGATGAGCCAATATGTCCATGGGCCGGATGGATTTGGTACCAGCTGATCTTTGCGGGCCCAAAACTTCCAGTCATGTAGCAGCGCAACAACTTGCTCGTCAGTTAACTCTTCCAGGAACTTCTTGCGGACTGCTGCTGGAAGCGTACTGATCAAGGATGCCTGCGAGTTTGGCTCTTGCATCTGTTAGTGCGTACTTGTCGGTGGTGTCGCCTGTCTCGTCAACAGTCTTGCGTTGCGGATAGGCATACGGCATCAGCGCCTTGGCAGCGCTGACTCGTTTATCAACTGTGATGATGTAGTGCTGGATGCCTGGCTGTGCTGCCAAGTCATCCTCAGTCAAGAGGCCAAGGCCAACAACATCAGCCTGTGCCACCATGACAAGAAACTCTACGGGATCAAATTTGCGCGCGTCAAGCTTGTCCCATAACTCTGGACTGCGCTTGCGTGGTCGTTTGGAATTGATGGCAACCACACTGCTGGTGGCTGCTTGCTGCCCTGTGTTCTGGTCGCGCATAACGCGTCTTGCCACTCCTGTAACAGCGCCGGTGTTCAGGCGCAGTCGGGAACAAGCTGAGTTATGCGGCCCGGGCGTTGGGCCAAGAGTTATCGTTATTGGATGGTGATAATAGGCTAGGCAAATCAAGAAGTAAACATTGGTGAGCAAACTCTACCCTCAGTCCATTGAGGGTAGGTCTGGATGGATCACATAAGTGCCCGTATATAGTGAAACTCTACCTGTTGTACCAGAGTACCAGCTGTTTTACACGCGTACATCAGTCAAGCATACATCATTGCAGCCTATATAGGGCTGGAACCACCGATAGACTTTTTTGCAAATCAGAGCGTTAGTCCATATCCCCACCGGATGTTTCGCTGGTACACTGGTACGTGAGTTCATATTGCTCACT